ACTAATAGATGAAGTAACCAAGAATAGTTACCTTTTGTTTCTCTACACCAAATTCCAGATGGGTGTTTTACATGACTAGCCAACATTAGATTTTTATCAAACTCTAAATTAGGGTGTCTCCATCTTTTAGCTTTTCTACCTGTTTTAGTAGTGCCGATATATTCTATACCATCTAGAACTCTATGTGCAGTAGATAAAAGTTGTGCATACTCGACACACATCTTTACGGCATGTTTATCACAATGTTCTATTGCTGAAATTTCAGGTGATTCATTTAAATAAAATATGTTCATCTGTAAAATATATGCCTTCCTACTTTTGTTGTTACTTCTTTTTTATTTGCCCATTTAGGGTGTACATAATCTGCATGATACCATAAAGCACCGTCAGTAATATCAATCATCTCTTTATGTCTACCTGCAACAAACTGTTCTGCAAGAGTATATAATTCATTATAAGTCTTTTCATCTTTTGGTTCATCTGAATAGCCATCACAAAACCAACTGAACTGACATTTATTTTTGATAGGTTTTTTAATACCTTTTTCTTGTAACCACCACTGTGATATTTTTGCCTGTTCAATTACACTACAAACAGTATTTGGATATTGTTCACTTGCAACCCTATTATACACCACTTGAGTTGTTGCCACAATCCCTGCAATACCCTCACTTCTTGCCTCAAAATACATATTTTTAGCAAGACAGGTAACCTGTGCTGGGTCAATATAACTAATCTTTGGTTCAATAATTGGAAATGATATATCAAGTTTAATATCATCTGTCCAATCTTTTATTGGTTTTTCTTCAAAGGCAGAAATAGCAATAATTATTGCTACTGTGCCACCTAGTAAATATTTTAACATAGTACCTCTCCTAGTTAAAAAAGAAGAAATGCTAGAATTATAATCAGAACGATATTCTAGCATTTCTTTAAACATATTCTTATTCTTCGCCATTTCTAAAGTTTTCAAACATTGCTAATAATAAGAACATGATTCCTACGGCAGATAAGACGGAAAGAGTAGTGAGAGAGGTATCACCGTCAACAGCACCTGCCGCCAGGAAACTGGTCATAAATCCAATAATCGTGTAAATCCAAAATAACATAATATAACTTCTCTTTCTTTTCAATTAATAATAACTAATAGTATCACACAAAATTAAGGTTGTCAACCTGCCTTTTTATATTTTGGATGTCTTGTGTTGAGATAATCATCGTCCCAACTAAATGCCTCTTTTACTACTTGTTGCGATAAACCCTTATATTTTTGATGAAGTATTTTATCTTTAGCAAGTATTACTACTTCAGCTTCATTCTCTTGTAATCCTTCTAATAGTTGAACAAACATCTGTTCACATTTCATCTGATTAAGTCTATCGTTTCCGCCTTTAATATAGTGAAATAATTTTTTGGCTTCTTGCTCTAATCTAGTATGTTGAGTGCCCTCAGGTGCATCATTTTTCATAAATGGTACATCACCCTTTGGTAATCTCCAAACAATCTTTGGGTCAAAAGATGATTTTATAATCATTCTTAACCCCTCACTATCGTATTTTTGTAATACTTTTATTTTTTTTGGTTTGTCTTTAGCATTATTAACCATTGTCAAAATCTCATGAATTAGAGGTCTAACAACATTCACTGCATTTTCATTTTCAGAATCAGTATAAGCCATTTTAAAAGTCTCCTAGTTTTTCAGTTAATTCACGAAGTCTATACTTCATAAAATATGGAAGTATTTTACTTCTATCAGTTACTTCATAATCTTTCCAAGTAATATATATTCTTTCAAATATCTCACTTGGCAAACATTCCAAATCTATTAAAGTTTTATTTCTTTGATAGTTTCTTTTAAGTTCATCATTCCATTCTGGAATGGGCCATTCACTCTTAGAAATCCATTCGTCTATTTTCTTTTTACTTAAAGGTCTTTG